CAGTGTTGTTATGCTGTAGTGTTGTAGATGCCACACAGTCTTTTCAATCATTTCACTGGTTACATCACATAAATCCACTTGCACGTTAACAAACTGTGTATAATCATCCATGTAGTCTTGTGATAATAAGCCTGCACAACGTTCAGTTCCGTTGCGATATTCAGTTGTATCTACTAGTGTAGTGTATTCACTGTTAACTGCATTAGCTATGCGTTGGTCGTCTGTGGTGATATACACTGGGTATCCACTGGCTCTACACCTATCAGCTACACGTTTAACCAATGGTTGTCCATCGATTTCTACCAGTGCTTTGCCGGGAAAACGACTGCTGTTGTATCTAGCGGGTATAATGATAGCGGTTGATTTCATCTACACACCTTTCAAAGTCACTTAGTTTAAGCATACAGTCACCGTCCGATGGAGCGTTGCTTGGCATAGGGTGGACTTCCAAGAAGAAGGAACTGACACCAATAGCACTCCCACCACGAGCCAACCCAAGCACATAATCACTATTGCCGCCCGAGCTAGTGTTATTTCCTCCGGGCTTTTGGACACTGTGCGTAACATCAAACACAACGTCAGCGTCAACGTTGTCAAGCATATACATAATACCAGTATAGTCGACAATAATATTATTATAACCAAAGCTAGTTCCCCTTTCAGTTATCCATAGTTTATCACCTGCATCGGCTTTGTTTACTATGTTAGTGCTATCCCAAGGCGCAATGAATTGTCCTTTTTTAATGTTTACAATCTTATCAGTAGCCACAGCAGCTCGTATTATATCTGTTTGTCTACACAACAATGCAGGTATTTGTATTACATCAACAGCATCTACCCAAGCATCTACTCCGCTCCATGAGTGTATATCAAACACACTGTGGAAGTCTGTTAGTATCTTTAGGCCGGGTATAGCTTTCTTTAGCTCTACAAAGTCATTCATAGTAGCTCGCATACCACGTCCACGTGGACTATCACCGCTGGTTCTATTGGCTTTGTCGTAACTTGCTTTAAAGTAATAGTCTACACCTGCACCATCGCATACTTGTTTGCAATGCTGTGCTATAGCTAAACTTTGTTCGAAGCTTTCATGTTGGCAAGGTCCTGCTATTATTCTCATGCACCTTGTGTCCGCCGTTGTATATCATCTGATATGTGATCTTCACCATCGCTCCAGTAGTATTCAAATGCTATAGTATCTTCTTCTACTGCAAATTGATGGTATACGCCTGGCGGCACACTGGTGCTTTCGCCTTTGTATAAGTGTGTTACATCAACAATGTCGCTGTCTGGTTGCCATATCATTACTGTTAGGTGTCCACTTTCTACATAAAATGCATTCCATTTGTGTTCATGCAAGTGTTCACTACAGTGATGTCCAGCATTGCATTCTAATCTATGCACTTCTAATCTATTGTTTTGTATTATACTTTCGGTAGTACCCCATACTTTACCTTGTTTCATTGGCTTATTCTCTCTATAAATCCACTAACAGTGCGTCCAAGGCCAGCACTTCTGCTTACAGTAGGCTCCCAATTTAACACTGCTCGGGCTTTGCTTATATCAGGACATCGTTGTCCAGGGTCGTCAACAGCAGCTGGTTCCCAACTTATTTCACTTTTGCTTGCTGTTATATGTAATATTTCGTTTACTAGTTCAATTAATTCTATCTCATCTGGGTTTCCAATGTTAACTGGGCCCTCTGCTTCACTGTTGGCTAATAGTATTAGTCCACGCACTGTATCTTCTACATAACAAAAACTGCGTGTTTGTTTTCCAGTTCCGTGTAGTGTTATAGGTTCATCAGCTAATGCTTGTGTTACAAAGTTACTAACTGCACGTCCATCGTTTAATGCCATGTTAGGACCATATGTATTAAAGATCCTTGCTATATGACACCGTGTTGAGCTTAACAGACACATTGTTTCTGCAGCTCGTTTGCCTTCATCGTAACATGCACGTGGTCCTAGTGTGTTTACATTACCCCAATAGGTTTCCGCTTGTGGGTGTTCCAGTGGGTCTCCATATGTTTCGCTAGTGCTTGCTTGTATAAAGACAGCACCTATGCGTTCAGCTAATGCTAACATGTTACGCACACCCAACAAACTACAGTCTAATGTATACTGTGGGTCACGTTGATAGTGTATAGGACTAGCCGGACAGGCCAAGTTGTATATTTGATCCCATTCACGTTGGTTCCAAAATACATTAGGCAGTGGATATGTTATATCATGTTGCACAAATGTATAGTTGTCGTTGTCTTTAAATTGTTTTATATTGTCGCGACTGCTAGTGTAGAAGTTATCTATTGCATCTACTTCATGTCCAGCATCAAGTAATTGCTTTGTTAGTTCTGTTCCCAATAAGCCTGCGGCACCTGTTATTAATATTTTCATATATACCAATACCCCAATTGTTTTAAACTTGAGATCTTTGCAACATCACCCAAGTATTGTTTTGTGTTATCCCAATCCTCATATGCATACTTTCCAGTTACATGGAATATATTCCAATCTGCATCTATATCAAAGTTATGTCCTGTGGGATACCTAACAGGATCTAATAGTGTTATATTGTCTACGTGCTTTAAATGTGTGTTAGCAAACGCTTGACACGTGCCTGCTTCTGCATATCCATGCTTATACAAGTAATCTGTTTCGCATAGTTCTTGATTACGTTGTGTTGCTCGCATACCAAACATTCCAGTTCCACAGTTGTATTCGCCGTGTGCGTCTATGGGTTCACCCAACCAAGCATACTGTTTAACACTTTGACATATCATATCAGCACCAGCATCAAACAATGCTGATACTTCTGTTGTGTAATCAACACGTGCTACACAATCTACATCTGTGTAGAACCAATTCTTACCTGCGTTCATTATCTGTTGTCCTACTATAAACTTGTAAACAAACACATGATGTTCACCTTGTGGCACAAACACTGTAGGAATCTTTAAACTACTTACTATGTGATATGTTTGTAAGTCTAATGCAACGTATAACACGGGTATGTTCAAACGTTTACAACTCTCAGCCCAGTTCAATACCAATTGCAACACGGGCTCATTGCCCATGCACCAGTATACTGTATCACCTTCTATTGTTTTACAATAATCACTTATTGACTGTAGCATCTTTATCTCCTTGGTAGAACGCTTGTATGCTTGGCGTGTTTACGCTTTGTGCTTTTGCACGTATAGGTCCAATGCTGTTGTTTATACCAAACTGTTTGTCGCTGGTGCATTGCTTGACTACAAGACTTACTATGTGTTCATAACTATCCATAAATTCTGTATCACCTTTTTGTATATCAATTGGCTTGCCATTTTTAATCCAATCGTCTACAATACTTTCTAAACTTGTTTCACTGTTTACTTGTCCAATAATAAATCTATCATTGCCTGGTCTATCTAAGAAGCCTGCTTCTCTACACAAGTATACATAACCATACGCATCAACTACAACATCAACCTGTGGAAAGCCTTTGGGTAACATCTGTTCATCTGTTATACAATGCATAGTAGGTGCGTCTACTCCTTCACGTAGTGCGTTCAAGGCATAACCATAATCAATATGCACGTATTCCAAATCCCTAGACTTCTCTACACGTTCATCTACAATTTTAAATATACGTTTGAGTTCTTCTCTATCTCCAAACGTATCTAATTCATTTGGCTTTTGAAAGTTTTCTCGTAGTGTAATAAAGTCAATGCTGTCGTCTGACTTTCTGTTTACTTCTTCTACAAAGTCAATTACTTCTAACAAATCTTCTTCCATGCCTGGTAGTATTATATAATTAAATCCAAACCTTAGTGTCTTGTCATGTCGCTTTCTATATTTTAGAAAGTCAATAACATTTTGTTTAACACGTTTGAATCCTTGCTTGTGCTTGGTTACTTCTTCGTATACTGTTGCATTGCTTCCATACAAACTTATACGCAACACTTCTAGGTTCCATAGTTCTGGATTGTTATCCAAAAACTTCTCAGTTAACATAAAGCCGTTTGTGTATAAACTAAACTTAAAGCCTCGTTCATAACCTGCTGTAATCAATTTCATTAGGTCTGGATTAGTTAATGTTTCCAATCCACCACTTAGATAAAATCTATATGGATCATCGTTTGGTGCAGTCTGTAGTAAGTTAACCAAGTCAGGTGTAGTTGCACGTAGCTGTGGCTTCTTGTATGCTGCATTAGTATCCATGTTGCGTCCACAGAAGTGACACCAGAACATACAACTTTGTCCTATGTGCAATCCTATGCGTAGTGGGTAACCATATTCATTGTTTACTACACGATCTACTGTGCCGCTTTGTGTTAATGGTATAATTGTATTATTCCAATACTGAGCATTGCGTATATCATTTACAATACATTCTTGCACGAAGTCGCATTTCTGCAACACAAGATTAAGTTTTACAAGATCGTCGTGTGCAATATTTAACTTGAAATATATTTCTTGTTGTGTTACAAATGGATTGTGCTTGTAACATTCAATAATATCAACACTGTGTTGTAAGTAAGTGTCTAGTTGTTTATCATATCTACTAGCAATCAGTCCGTTGTCTATCAATAACTTAGTTACATATATACCTACTATGTCTTTGATATTGTTTAGTTTATTATATCTAACAATGTCTAAGTGTTGTTCACGTAATGTATCTACTCCGTCTAACACAAGTCTATCAATCCAACGTGTGAGTTGTGCTTCATTACTGCTAGGCAAGTCTCTCATAAAATTAATCAATTGCTTGTCTAGTGTTTCGTTGTCTGAACTAAAGTCGTAGTCAACTCCATCTATTACCAAGCGTCTATATGTTGTAGCATTGCGTTGTAGGTCTACATTAATTATTGTTTCACGCAAGTGTCCTGCATACATACAAAACCTAACACCATTCTCAGTTTGTTGTATGTCAGTTAATTTAAAGTCTACAGTGTTTAATATAGTTCTTAATATTATTAGCACATGTGATGCCAAGTCATTAAACACTGACAACGTTTGATCACTAACAAACATAAAGTCATGTCTGCCAACATTGTTCTCACTGTGCCATGTAAAATCTATTTGTCGCCTACGCATTACTGGAGCGTTAGATGTTGTAGTTTTCAGTCCACGTGCAATATTATTTACTGCATCACTGTATGCAAATTCATAACCAATCTTTAAAACACAACCTTGTAGTTCAGCTAAGTGAACTAGTTCGTCGTATTGCTCTAGTGTTGTTACAAATGGCTTCTCACACAAAACATTCTTTGATAGTAATAGTAATTTCTTAACAGTTTCATAATGATCATCTGCTAGGTTGGCAACCCATACATGATCAGCTGTTATATCTTCCAAGCTACTTACTGTAGCAAGTTCGCTACGTGTGTATATCTCTGTAGCTGTGTTATGCTTTTGTGCTACACTTTGTATTATCTTAGCCCAACGACCACCGCCAACGATTCCTAGTTTCATTCAAACACCGCACTACATCTACTACACAATTCTATGTCGCAACGTTGTCCATTGCTTAAAAGTTTTCTGTAATCATTATACTTGCTGCTGTTCCAAATGTCAACCGGATTAGTTAACATATCTACTTTACCTACTGGGTTACGTTTACCAAAGTCCCATGGACACAAATACATTGTTCCATCTACATATATAAATGCTTCGTCTACTGTTTTCTTACAAGGTAAGTTTAAACTCTCAGTTTGCTTTTCCCATGGATGATCATACAGTTCTGTAATCTTAGCACACCCTGGTCTAATGTTATTCCAATGATCCAAAAAGTCTACTTGCTCTGCTTGTGTGTCTGGCAAGTTAATCATACGCACTTCTATATCTAGCTGTGGGTTGTTACTTATAAATCGTTCAACGTTTTTATATACAGTATCAAACTTGATACCACGTGTTTCATCAAATGTCTTTTTGGTTATACCATCAATGCTGAACCTAACTATGTCTACATATGGCGCAAGGTTAAGTTCCATCTTAGCAGTCATTGGTTCGCCGTTGCTGTGTATTTCAACTTTAGCTGTTGGGTCTTGTTTAATGTATCTGCATATGTCTGGCATACGTGTATCAACTAATGGATCACCTAAACCAAACGGTCTGTATATAATGTTGTGTCCACGTGTGTCATTGATGATCTTATATATGAGATCAATGTCCATGTGTTCCTTTGGTGTCAGATGATTAGGACAGAACCAACAGGTTGCATTACAGAATGTAGTTGTTTCTATTTGGAGGTATTTGAACATATTAGTTTCTCAAATTGTTCTACTGGTAATGTAGTTAACCTAATAGCAGTATCACTAAACTCTCCGGCTTTGCCGTATAGTATTTTACAAGAATCTAACTGTTTAATTATTTCTTCTGTGGGTTCAAACACAATATGGTTTAGTGTTGGCATACTATAAATTTTACAATCCTTAAAGTATTCATGTGCGTAATGTATACCGGCTACGTTGCGTTCTAAACTTTTATCTACTATGTAATGATTGTTATGTAGATACTCAGCTAGTCTTAGTGTAATTGAACTTACACTCATGTTTGCTCTTATCTTAGTTACTTGTGATATAATATCTTTGTGTCCTTGTAGCAATCCTAGTCTAGCACCTGCTAGTCCCCAACTCTTACTGTAACTAAATCCAATCAAGCAGTTAGGTTGATTGATTAACGCTTGATAGTTTTCATTACAAAAAGGTCTGTATGTGTTGTCAACAAAGATAGTAGTGTTTGGAAATGTTTCACATATATATTTTAAAAATCCAAATGAGTATACATAACCTGTTGGGTTGTTTGGAGAACATATATAAAACACATCTGGTTTATGTTTCTCTAGATGTGCAACTATATCTTCCTCATCTTCGCTGCATGTGATAATGTTTTCGCATAAGTCAACTGAGTTAGATATGCTGCCTCTGTATGTAGGAGCAATAGTAAGAAACACACTGTCTTTGCTTAGTGTTGCTTCAAACGATAATCTAATAGCCTCATCGCAACCTGCTGTAATTAATAAGTTATCCATGTTGCAATTGTAGTATTCAGCAAACATCTCATAGAATCTATAGTAGTCTGCATAAAACATTGCACTATCTAAAGGAATAAAATGTTTGATTGCTTTTTGTATATGCTCTGCAAGAACTTCATCGTGATTCTCATTACGATCTAAATTAGTATAGCCAGCTTCAACTTTCTCTACTCTAGGTAAAAGTCCAGCCCAGTGTGGCCTATCTATATTTTGTATGTTCTTTTTAATCATCGAATTGAATCTCTGCTGTTTCTTTTTCTTCTTCTGTTCGGGTATAGTAATACTTATGTTCTATGTCTCTGCCGTATATTGGATAATAGTATATGTCTTTGTCCTTTGGAATAATTGCTTGCACTTTCTTTGCAAACTCAGTATCGTCATAGCTCATACATTTAACAGTTATCATTTCATTGGACCACAATGGAACTAACTTGGCTAACCTGTTTAGCACTTTGTCAATTGTAAATTCAACATGCAAACTAACTTCTAGCATTGCTCCCATGTTTAGTAGCTCTGTGTATCTGCGTTCACCTGCTGTTCCATTTGTGCTTATCCTTACTTCATATCCATCACCTATTGCATGTTTTACAAATTCAGGAAGCATTGGATTGATTGTAGGTTCACCACCTGTTATGTATAAACGTCTGTGTGGCTCAGTAGGTAGATGTGGATGCAATAACTTTAAGCAATGTTTAAACTCATCTAGTGTTAAGTGAGGACTAAAGTTATCATGTATGCCACCATCTGTTTGTTCAGGACCTGGACAGTATGTGCAATCATAGTTGCAACGTCTACCAATATGAAAATGAACTTCGCTCATTCTAGCTTTGCCAAATCTGTCAATGCCAATAATAGTATCTTCAGCAGTAACAACAGGCAATGAATCTACTTGCCAAGGTTCCATATCTTTTTTATTGTAAAGCAAATCATATGCTTGTTTGTTGATTCCTTTTGCTTGAAGTATATCAGCATCACAAAAACAAGTTCCTATTCCACAAGTATCAGGAGTTTTAAATTCTAGTTTATCTAGTTTCTGCCAAGGCTCTATCTTCCAGTTGTTGTGTCTTATGTTTCCACATACTCCACTTTGAATTTCTCCCACTGGTGAGATATTAATTATACTTTTATAAATTGGACAATACCAACCAGTAAAATCAATTTGCAAGTCTTTAAGTTCAACCATACCCATGCGTTTAAATTCCATGTCACTGGTTAATACAAGAACAGGGTTCATAATATATTCTGGCTTTGTGTGACTTACAGTTCCATCTAGCATAACAAATATACCTTGGTCTCCATCACCTATCCACACGTTACCATTTGGATATTGTGTAACTAATTGTTCTGTTATCTTACCTTCGGTGTAATAATTAATGTTACCAGTTAGCTTGCTTACTGCATAGCCGTGTAACTTATTATCTTTGTATTCACCTGCTACTGTGCTGTCAATACCAAGTCCATGCTTATTACCATCGCGAAACTCTGCTACTGTATCATCCAGTTCACCTGGACCAGTGTAGCCGTTCTTTAACATTTTCTTAGTAACTCTCATATTAATTAATCTCGTATGAACTTAATGCATCAGTATCTACATGTTCAAAACATCTTATACCAATTAAACTATCTGTGTATCTTCCATGTGTTAATGGATTAAAATCAAATACACGCCAGCCATCGTCAATTGCTTTCTTTAACTCTCGTAAGTTAGGTTCTCCGTCTTTGCAACACATCTCTTCTGTGATCACAACACCATAAGCTGGATTCATACATTCTACTATTGTGTCTAATTGATTCCACACTTGAGCTCCATGTGTTGCATCATGTATACCAATACCTATCTTACCATATGTATTTACTAAATGATATATAGCGTCTTTTGAATATGCATCATATCCTAGTTCCAAGTTTACATCTTTTATCTTTGATGCAATGCGTAAGTCTTCTAGTTGTTGCTGTTCTAGTTCTGTGTCTGGTATGTGATCTAACGTAAGTTTGTCTACACCTACTATTGTTGCTTCTGGAAATAGTTCACGTAAGAACTGTAAGTGTTCTCCTTTGCCTATACCAAATTCCATTATCACTAAGTCTTTGGGTTTAAAACTATTCACATGCCTCATTACCATATCATACATTGCACAATACCTTCTAGACATTCTACGCTTGACTGACCTAGTTTCATTTTGTGTGTTGAATGCAAGGTTACTATATGTTTCAAATTTTACTGGGTCACCACAAATATAATTTGAAGCCCAGTTCTCTCCGCCAAGTCGTTGTTCAACACCGTATCCATGATACCTACCGCTTATAAAATGTCCTCTAAATGATTTCAACCAGTCACCATACATTGTAGTTGATCGTTCACCGTATTGGAATTGATAAGGGCCTTGTTCTTTTAATTCAGTTGTAAGATTCTTTTCTGTTGTTCTTACAGTTCCATCTTCAAATTTTTCAATAACATCACCCACAGGGTTAAGCCATTTATTAGGTTCAAGTTCTACTATGCCATCTTCATCACAAATAATATCTTCTATATCAACTGGTTGGTTGTTTAAATACCATTGTCCTCGGCCAATGTCTTCAGCTACAAAGCCGTGAACTTTTCCTATAAACTTAATACCTTCATGCACAGTTTCTAATACACCATAACCTGCTGGCTGGTTGCCTTTGAACTGTCCATAGAATCTAGCACCACTTGGCCAAATATGAACTCCGTATCCATCCTTTTTATTCTGATGCACTTGTCCAATATACTTCTCGCCATGATACCATTCCTTAGCTGAATAGCCTTCAACCTTATTCATATGAAAGTCACCTACTGCTTTTCCAGTAAGCGAAACATCGTAGTAACCAATACCATGTTCCCATGTGCGTTGGCCATCAACTTTTAGTTGTCCTACATAATTGCGTTTGACTTTATAATAATCTCTCATTACATATCTCTCAACTGTTGATTAAACCAATCACGTCTTACTGAATATGCATCTATGTATGCATTAAGTTTTGGATCAGTTGAAGTATCAATTTCTAATTCTAAATAATCTACTATTGCTTGTGCATGGGTAAACCAATTTGGATCTCTAATATACAATGCATCTGGATTATGTCTTAGTGTTACTGATGCTTGATTGTCATGCATATCAAATAGTTTACGTTTTATTAAACTTTTAAAGTCATCATATGCATTTAGTTTAGGCTCAGGTCCATTGTTAAACAAACAATCATTTACATCCCAATGCAAAAAGTTTATTTGCCACATATACCTTAGTGTGCCATTGTCAAATGCATCATGCATTGCTTGATGATACTTTTTATACCAAACATATTTCCAACTATCTAATACTTTCCCATCGTCGATGCCACCAAGTAGTTTATGATCTGTCCACCATATCTCAGAATCCTTGTCAATCTTTTTGTGTGACATTGGCTTGTATGCATGGTTTATTACATAATGGAATGCATCTTCTAATGGGTCAGCATCACATATAATTAGTTTGTCACAATCTATTTTTTGATCTTCGTAACGAAGGCAACCAAAATAATTACTCCACAGTAACATCTTGTAGTCTTTTTCTAATGGACGCATAGGAGCAATAATATCACCACGTATGTTTTCCATACGCCTATGACATTCAACATGTGGTTCAATACGGTCGTCATCAAGAACTAATCCACTGTATGCACCTGGTGAGCCTTGCCATTCATGTTTTAGGAACGGTGCTCTGTAAGCCTGAGGACCAATGCCTTCGTGTTCACATAACCACCAGCCGATACTGTCTTGTGTTCCGTTTAATGTTCCGTAAACCACAGTTATCATTTTAGTTCCTCTATTTCTTTACAGTATTGATAAAATGCATAATCATCTTGTAATTGTTTGTTTAGCATTTGTTTATCGTCACTGTTTAAATCTTCGTATGTTGTATAAGTTTGTCCTATACGTTTTAATTCATTTTCTGTATTATGTGTATGCAATATGTCTTTGTTTGGTTTTAATCCATAACGCGATACAATTGCATCAAACTGTTTTACATAATCATCTTCCATAAACAATATGTGATCTAACTTATTAATATTGTTTACCGCACTGACATATGAATCTTCCATAGCCTCTGCATCTGTTTCCTTGCCAAACTCTGTTGCATAACAACGAGTAGGAGTATCTGTAAACGTTTGCCATTGATAAAATACTGGCGTAGGCAACAGTCTGCTTCTATTTATAAACCATGTTCTAAAGTCTATTGTTGTGTTTACTTTATGTATTGTATACATTTCTAACTTAAAATAGTTATAAGCACTCAACATTCTTTCACACGGCTGTCTTAATATTGTAGCATACCTTACTGGTTTTGTCGACAAATAATCCCAATTAAATGTAACACCATGTCCAAATACTACGTTAGGAGGTGATGCAAATATTAATGCATCGGTTACTTCTATAGTTTCTTGTTCTGGTTGTTGATATCTATATACCAATTCATTGTTAACTCGTTGATACACAAAGCCTTTGTTGTGCTTGTATCTATCTACTAATGTAGTTCCACCATTTTTTAATATGTGAAATACTGCTAACGTTTCCATTTGTCCACACACCTAATATAAAATTCAATATCATATTTTAAATCTTCCAAAACTAGTTCTTGCAAATTAGTTTTTAGATCTCCAAATCTAATATAATTATAACCTTGCTTGTTTAAGTCATATGATGTTTCGTTAGTTATAGTCATGTCTCGCCATGGTTCCATATTCATATCATAATGATTAAGCAAGTTGTCAAACTCTTTAACAATATCTGTGTCTTGGAATAGCACATGATCAAATCTTTGCATTACGTTATTCCAAGTTAATTCCATATTGTGTTCTTCTGCTCTGTCCTTTATCATTTGCAATTGGCTTACTCTATCTTTGTTTATAGAGGTAGCATCAGCTTCTACATCCCATGTGAGAATAGTATTGTTATACAAATCATAATCTACTAAATGTGATTGACTGTAACAGTCAGATTGTTGTAAATAATATTCATATTGTTTAACTGCTGGCATAGGACGTATTACATCTTTGTTTGTATACCATAGATAAAAGTCAACGTCAAGTGAGTTCTTGTTAATATGAAATAATTGTGTCTTAAAGAAATTATACATACTCATCATACGCTCAATGGGATCACGCAAACAAGTTATGTATATTATATTTCTGTCAGGGAATGTATCTTCCCATACGTTAATTTCAACACCATGTCCAAATATTACTTTGGTATTATTTATAAAATCATCGTTGTCATGCTCGTCGTCATACACACAAAACTCTTTGTTATCATATCTGTAGCGTTGTTTAAGTGTAGTGCCAGCTGTCTTAGGACAGTGTGGATATAAAATTAAATTAGTCGAGGCTGTCATCAAAGTCTCCAAATTCTAAGAACTGTCTAATCTTTCTTATCAAGTAATAATCCATTGCATTGTGCTTTTGGAAGTCTGCACGAAAGCCTACATCAATTTCGTTGGTTGCATAATAACTATTATCTTCTATGTCAACTACTGGTTGCTCTAAAAACTCAGCTAACCTATTATTAACTTTACTAAGGCTATACAACGGATTCAATACTATAGTTGTATTTGGTTGCAATGAGATTGCATCCTCTGACCATATTGCATTTGTCATTAGTCCAATAAACTTAAACTGTTCTTGTGTTTCAAAACATTTACGGACATCACTGTGAGCTTCAATGTTTAGCATTTTACAATATGCATTTTGTTCTAAGAAAAAATACTCTTCAAACGTTATGCCTTTGGTATTGCCATAGTTTTCTAATTCGTCAGTTACTTGTTCAGCTATCCTATCCATTGGATCTCTGATAATAAGTATGTCAGCTTCGTCTACACTCTTTGTTACATTTAGGTTGTATGCTTGTGCAAACTGTTCTGATACATTGTTGATGTGTAATATACTATGCATTGTCTGGCCTCATCTTACTAAGAATTAAATCTGTATTACAGAAGCATGCAGACTTTTTGCATATGTAAGGCTGTGTAGGTAATTTAAAGTTATCAATATCTTCTAAGCTACCAAGCCATTTGTGTCCACCGTGCAAGTCTTTTTCTTCTGGTAAGCATGTTGCTCCACTGATCAAACCTCGTTCATTTACAAACAGTCCGTCTATACCTGCATAACATTTCCAACCTTTGAATTTATTATTTTGTGCAGCATACAATCCATTTGTATCTAATCTTAGTTCTTCTATATACCTACCATCTGGTAATTGATATGTTGCACTAACATCAACTGGCATCTGGTATTGATCTAATGTTACTTTTGGATTACTTGACTTACGTTTAAAGTTTAATCTATCTTCTATTTGTTCTTGTTGTTCTTTTGTATACACATGTGGTTTTTCTTTTTCAGTTAACCAGTCAGCAATGATTGGAACTTTCTCTACAAAGAAATGTCCCATGTATGGTTGTGTTTTTAGAATCTCAAAGAAGTCAATGCACTTATCAAAGTATTCTTGTTTAGGATGCATCATAACACGAACACCTAATAATGTATGCGGCCATAGTGTGTCAATAACTTTAACACAATGTGGTATGCTTGTTTTCTCACTGTGGAAACTAAAACTAACCCAACGGAAACTTTCCTTGTGCTTCTCCCAAAACTTAATACTCTTACTACCATTTGTAGTAAGTCCAACCTGCACACCTTCTTCAACTAACCAAGTTAAGAAGTCATCAAAGATAGGCATTGCTGTAGGCTCACCGCCAGTGAAACTAATAACCAACTGTTCTTCTTCGCCAATGTATTTTTGCACACGTCTAACAAACTTTTTATATGTTTCTAGTTCGTATGCTTTACTACTACCTTCGTAGTTCATAGGATGACAGTATGCACAACTAAAGTTACACTTATTGGTAATATTCCAATTGATGTGAAAGTAGTTGTTATACTTTTGTTTGATCTCTATTAGTTTAGCATTACTGGATAACATAACCTATCACCTCGTTAAACTCTAAGTCAGGAACCTTATTAAAACTTCCAACCTTAATCATACCAGTAGTTAACATATTCCATTTGTTACGCAAGTCTTGTGCATTTAGTGTATACCCACCCCATGCTTTTTCTAATGAGTAATTGATTTGATTAACTGTTTCTTCATGTGTTCTACTTGCACCACACCAAAAAATTAAGTTACCACCATAGTATGTTTGTTGTCCTATTAGGTCTGTGCCACCTGGCGTCATTCTAATAGCTTGCATATCTATTTCGTATGCTGACTTTTCTTCAATAATTAAATTATCATAGTTATATGAAATGTCAGTTGGTGCTAAAAATATTTCACCTGGGTTGCGAGCAAAACTAAATCTTGCAAAGTCGTCATCTTCAAATAACTTATAATCACTTTCAAACGCAAGTTGAAACTGTTGAGAATCTAAATCTACAGACAAGTGTGAAACTATATCTCTTATTAGATTTAGTTTTCTAAACATAACTACTAGTTCTTCAGTGTGTTCTACTTGACTGTTATCGTTTAGATCTCTGTATGCAGTTATAATACTTGACTGTAATGGATTAAGAATATCTTGATGCAGTTTCATTGAAGCGGCAGCCGAGTCATCACTAAACAAATAAAACTCACTGGTATCAAGTTGATGTATACCATGTGTGTTCCATGTGTCTATTAATTTTTTCAACTCGTTGGATAACTTCTGTAGCTGTGCTGATTTATCATTGTATAAATTCCATTCGCACATAGTAGGCTCATTCTGAAAAATATCTAAATACTCATGCTGAAATATATCACACTTTAATACTGTATGCTTACTACTGTTATCTCCAAGTATTAGATCAAACTTCATACTTTTTCCATATCTCATACAACGAAGCAAAGTCTTGTTTAAAGTCTGTGCCACGCATCTTATCTAACGAATGTATGTATTTGTTTAATGCAGGCCAACTATGACTGTGGTCTTCTTCGTTCATAAAGTTTACAATATTTTTTAGTTCTTGTATTTTTGGATTGTCGGGGTATGCGTCTAACAACTTCTGCATCTTGTTTGTTATTTCTTCTTTAAGTCCAGTTGGTAAAACTTTTGTGCATAGGTAAGTAGGCCAATGTAATATGCCTGGATGAAACACACCATGGTGGTCTTGTGCTCCAATCTTTTTGTATTGTTTTGAAATTAAGAACTCAGCAAAGTCTGGGAGATACCAAATGTTTAATGCACTAACGGTACACAATACTTTACCTACAATATTATCATGTGGCGAGTTCTCTACTTTGTCTAATGTTTGTTCTACTGTTTCCCATTCAGTTGGATAGCGTAGCCATTTATTCATTTCGCCTATACCATCAATACTAATCATTAGTTCTACAAACTTAAAGTTACTCCATAGTTCAATTATATCGTCTGGCATTATAGTGCCATTAGTATGGTAACGTAGTTCTATGTGTTCTGCATGTCCACTCTCAACACACATCTTTAAAAAACGTTTGTGGTTCTTTAGGTATAGCGGTTCACCACCTGCAAATATAAAATGACGCATGGTAGGCAGCAATGGTTCAATCTCTTCAATCCAAAACTCATCATCTTCAGCCCACTTAAATTTATTACGTTTGAAATCTTGTATCTTCCAATCCCAATCATCTTTAACTTCGCCTTCGCTGTCTGCAGCTATTATCTCAGCAGCCTTAACCCACTTACTTGAATCAGTAGGTCTACACATAACGCATTGCACATTACATGTGTTTCCCAAACGCAAGTCTAATGTAACAACATCTTGATCTAAACTACCGTCTGTGTTTGTGCTTGCAATTAATTCGTCAATGTATTCTCTGCCTAGCTTCTTTGTCCACAGATTATTTTCATTCATTCTGTGACTTCTAATACCAGCTACTTCTTCTTTGTAACAATGAGAACATGCTTTTAGTTTTTGCTCGTCGAGCATAGCCAGTCTGGCTTTCTTCCAATAGTAACTATTCCATATACCATCTACTGTTGTATGATTTAAGTTTACTCTTTCGTCTGGTGGCTTCTGTGCAACACAACATAGTAATGCAGTGCCGTCAGTGTGTGTTGCCATATGTATCCATGGCAGTATACAGAAATCTTTTCCGTAATCTTCTAAAAAGTCTTGTGCCATTATAACATCTCTTTTATAGATTGATATAGTTCGTCGTCTATAATACTAAAGTTTGTGTTACGTTTACGATCCCATACTTGGGTTAATGTAACAAACTCTGTTAAGTTTTCGTGCCAGTTTTCTAATTGAGGTTGCTGTAAGTAACTGATGATACCGTCTACACTATTCTTAACTAACCAATTCTTCTCGTATAGATATTTGCATGTAACTGAAAACTCTTGTAATCTTTTTAATGCAGGTGCTCGTTGTTCAACTGTAAGATTACGTATGTCTAAATAATTTGGATGCGTGTTTATTAATATATCTACACCAATTGTTTTCCAATCGTGGTTTGGATAATATTCATCTGTTAGTTCTGCTGCTAAGTATAATACTTCGTGTATACGATTTAAATTATATATTTGTAGCACTGGAGTAATGTTACTGTTAACATTTGGCTTGTCTAACATAGCACGATAGTTTCTAAGAATGATATCCCAACTCTTAGTTCCACGTATGAATTCGTTTACATTGCCTACACCATCAAGGCTGGCATTAATATCTACACTTTCATATTTGCTTATGCTGTTTAGGAATTTTGGATTAGCGTTTGTGCAATTTGTGTTCATGAATACTGTTATGTGTTCAGCATGTCCATTGTCTGCAGCAAAGTCTAAGAAGTCCATGTTGTTCTTAATCATAGTAGGCTCGCCACCTGTCATGTAAACTTTTCTCAAGTCTGGAAGCCATGCATAGATATCTTTCCAAAAAACATCAGCATCAAATTTATCTCTATACTCTTTGCTGTATACCCAGTCTGGAGTTTTGCCATATGTTTTTTCTTGTATCTTTTTGTATTCAGGTTCTAGTTCTTCTAGTTGCTTATTTTCTTTTGCAATTGTGCTACTGTTAAAACTATTACACATTCTACAACTAAGGTTACATAGGTTACCCAGTCTTAAATCTAAGTATACCGGATCGTGGTCAGGTAGTCCCATGTCGTTATCATAGCTTGCCTTAACCCGTTCGTGTATTGCATCTGCACCAATTCTACGTTCCCATTCTTCGTTGTGCATTTGTCTAAAACTTTTTTTACCTACTTCTTCTTGTAGGTAACAATGCTTACAACTACTAATCTGTTCACCTTGTATCATACCAAGTCGAAGGTCTTTCATAGCATCGCTGTTCCATGCTTCTTTGAGAGTAGTGGTGCTGATATCTAATATCTTTCCATCCTGGTCTCGTAGAACACTTGGCTTTGCAATACAACAAAAGTCAATGCTTCCACTTGTATTAACCATTAAGCTGAGCCATGGGTAAACACAGAAGGTATCTCCATAATGTTCTTCCCAATTAGTTTTGGTATCTGCCATATCTTATTCTAATGTATCTTCTACTTGGTCTTCTCTAATTTGTGCTCCCATACGACTTGGGTTAATGTAAACTTCTTTAAAGAAAGCACTGCCCTCTTTACCTAAGTCTGCAATTTCCAGATGTAATCGTTTGCGTAGGTCAATGCCAAGTTCAATTGCCGAATCTTCTACTGCTTTGTAATTCCATTGTGTTCCTGTGCGTTTACATAGTTGATCTGGATTGTCTTGAAACTGTGGCAATACTTCTTGATTAAAATAATTAGTAAGCCAGTTAAAGTCTCTAACGTTTTTCCAATCCCATTCTGTTCTAGTAATGTTTGTCATATGGCATCCTAGACGTGCGCCATATATTGCCCATATGCCATTCTCACTATCGTCACCAACGCTCATCCATGTTAACAAACGTTTATAGTTTTTGCTATGCACACGATCCTTTAGTTCGCTTGGATCAATTACATCGCCATCTACTAATCCCATCTTAACACCTTCACGGAAGCCGGCTCGCCATGCTTGTAGTGGACTACCATTGTTCATTACTGTGCAATAGATATTATTCATTTGCACGTAGTTAATGTTCCAACAGAAATCTACTTGAGCTCGTTTGTCGCCAGCTGGTGCATTCTCATGTGTTTTCATATTCATAACAACAGGCTTTGGCCAACACTTGATACCACCGTTGCCGTATACAAGTCCATTGGTAATGTTCTTGCCAGCCCAACTAATAACATCAGTTTCACCAATCTTATCCATGTCTACTTCGACACTAAAGAAAGCATCATGCACAATGTTGTCTGCATCAATTGTAATAAACCTATCAGTCTCTGCCATCTGTGCTGCGGCCTTGTGTGCTGCATCACTTCCCTCTACGCCATGACTACGTTTAGCCCATGGGCATTTGTCTAGCAAGTCTGCATAGTTCTCATCTGCATTTGGTTCGTCATAACTGATATATACAATATCAAATTCATTAATGCTCTGCATGTTACTCATTCTTTTCTCCGTAGTAATTCACTGTTAACTTTTTGTTCTTAAATGTAATTATAGGATCAACTGGCCAATTATCCGGCAAGTCTATTTCTATCTTATTATTAAGTAACTTAGAAGTTTGAAATCTTAATGTGTTGACATAGTTGTCAACTTCTGTGTCTGATACATGTAATTCTAACTTAGGTTTGTTATCAAAGTAATACATTGTATCTGGACCGACTTCACTCTTAATAATTAACTTATCATTTAATGTATACATATTTATGTGTGCTGTTTCACCTCTGTTTGCAATTTGATGTGTGCGTTGGTTGTTGTCATCTTTTTCTGATAGTGCAACATCACTAAATTCAATACCATATGTTTCAAACACAGGCTTGGTAAAGAAACTTATCTCATCCCAACTATTAATATGACGTGTTACCTCAGGTGGAACTTGTATATAAAGATGCCTGTCGTTAATAAATTTAATTGCATCAACTGGAATAACTCCTATCATATAATCTGGATCATTCTTCCTACAAAGATAAAGATCTAGTATGCTTGTGTTATCTTGCTTGATACTATTGATTTGTCCCAGGTTCAATGATTTTTTAATTGTGGTTAAATTAATTTCCATCTTAATTGTGTTGGTTGCACGTATAACTTTAATATACACATCACATATACTTGGGTCTCTTTCTAATGCCTGGTTTAGCTTTTCGCCGTTTGTTTTTAATTCTAGTGTAGAACTTTTAACATCAATGTCCCAGGCTTCATTAAAGATATCCCAATGAACTGCATACTTGTTAATCTTTTTCTTGCCTGTTATTAAATGTTTACATATAGAATTTGTAGAAGCAGTTACTTCTTCATCTTCGTTTGTAGTAACAAACTGTCGTGGGCCAATGCTCAGTATTTTGCCTGAGTTTTTATTAAATCGAATATACCACTTTTTACTTTGTGATGGTGCTGTAGTAGTTGCGTTGCTCATTAAATATTTCGTCTGTTAAGAATTCATTCTCATGGTAACTTAGTGTTCCATTGACTGCATAGTTTTGGATTTTTATTTTTCCATTAGCACTTGACCAAATGTTCAACTTATCAGTCCACTTGTTTATTTTACCTAATGCACCTGACACTACACTATTCTTCATATCAATATATTGTAATACGTTGTGTTGTGCAACTGTATCGTCGCCTGTATGTGTAGCAACAAGTGAGTGCATAACATCAGCATCAAAGAAGTCTGGTATGTGTTGAGGTTGTAAAAATTTAACACAAGCATCTTTCCAGTATTGAAAATACACATCTGCTAATTTAAAATGACGTAGTGCTACTTCATTCTTTTTGAAGAAGAACATGTTAGTATAAACTACATTTAAGTTGTATTCACTTTGTAGACTGTTTTGATATTTTAAACTAATTTTGTTTTTTCTAATATCATTAACTGCATCTGGAAATACAATGTCATAGTGATCTATTAGATATTCCCACATGCTGGTTTGATCGTCTTTGACTAACGATTTACAATCTATAGCTATTGTATTCTCATATGGACTACACCAGTATAACTGCCAATCATTTTGTCTACATGTTGTGTGTTGTTTATATGGTAAGTCTGCAACTGCATCAAACCCTTCCAGAAAAGAACGTTCTACTTTATTGCTGTCTGGAACTACTAGTGTAACACTAGCATCTGGCATCTTGCTCTTAATTGAAAATGCACAACATTGTGCTTGTCTAAACTCAATAGGATTGACAGCTATAATTACATAGCCGTTCTCGGCAATAATTTCATTACTCATCAAAGAACTCCATAAGTTTTGGCTTTACTCTCGATAATGCACGTTTGTTCATAACGTGTAAGTCTAAATTTTTATGCTTGATTAATATGTTCTTCCATTCTTCTTTTGTGTCATTGCCAAGGCATATCCAATCTTGTAAATTGTTAACATCAACAATATCATCTTTTTGCGATAGATAATACATTGGTTGGTCATCAAAGTTATGAACAACATCACCTTCTTCCATGCCATTTAGTATATGAACAGCAATGCTTACACAATAATCTGTTCTGAATAAATTGTTTGGAAAATTATATAAGAATTGATAGAACTCGTAGTTCTCTGCAACATGAGCCCATAACTCAAAAAATATTTTACTAAATTCACTACGATCAAAATATACAACTGTGCTCCACCACATTTTAACACCACCTGGGTATAACAACACTTCGTTTATGTGTGGGCTATCATTTCTGGCACTTACGGCATTGTTAAACATTGCAACACCCTCGTATGCCATACTACGTAGTAGGAATTCATTCTTTACAATGTAGTCAGTATCAAGCAATAGTGTTTTTGAAAATGGACTGTATTCCCATATCTTATGCTTGTTGCTGTTACTGAACTGTGCTTTGAATTCTGTCCATGGACTGTCGTAGTGTCTACGCTCATTGGGTCTGAATTCATCTTCTGTTATTTTTATATAATCAAAACACTCATTAATAACATCATCTTCTTGCGACTGTTTCATCCATGCATAAGTTCCAGCATCAGTGATTATACAAACTGGTAAGTCAAGATATTCTTTAACATATCGAGAAGCAAGTATTGCCAAGTCAACATAATCTAAATGCTCATTGTTATAAACAAAGAAGCATACTCCTTCATCTTCTTTGTATGGTTGCACTTTGTATTCGCTCATTACCAATCCATTATTGTTTTGATACTTCTAGACTTTCGTAGTTTTTGGTATTCAACATCATACTCTTGTGTAGCACTAATATACTGATCTACTAATTTATCCAGTAGTTCTTTTAAGTCAGCTACTTGAACTGGATTATCTTTTGAATCAATTAAGACTACATTTTTATTTTTGTCAAGGTCAATTAATGTTTTTACAAATGCAATTGTTTCTTGATCTGCAATAAACACACCAGCTTGGTGATGCACTAATTGTAACTGTGCTACTCTGTTTTTAATATTTCGTTTCTGATTGTTAAGTGTTAAAGTGTAATTGCTAAACTCTAACGCTTTCTCAAGACGTTCGTCCATAGAAAATTCTCCTAGTTTATATACTATAATACGCTAATTGTGGGGTTTTGTCAAGTATTTATTATCGACTTAGACGCCGGTAATTGTAACTGTTAGATAGTTAACAGCCGTCCATGGAGTTACTTGAGATATAATTGGAGCGGCACGTTCTAGGAATACATAGTCTACACCAGTAGCTGGTGAGAAGTATGTAGCTAAACTATTGCCAGATATGTCAGCTGTGTCTGGTGTTTCTAATGGCTGAGCATAACCAAACTCACCAATGATGTCAGTATTAATAAATGAATCATCATCGTCATCTTCAATAAGTTTTATTTTTAAATGTATTTCAAAATTATTTGTAGTAGGGTTAACAGTTCCTCTTAGATCCATAATAAATCTTCGTTGTGAATATATACCACCTGGACTAGAATAACCAGAACCGTATTCGCCTGCTTCACTACCACCGCCGTAGCTGCCGTTTCCAGTTCCGCCATCAGCAGCAACATTGTATACTGTTACCCAATCATCATTTGTAGGATTTGATCCATTGTCAAAACCACTCATATGCCAAAAGCCTTTTGATCCACCAAGACTACTAAAAGGTGCATCGCCTTCGCCGTCACCGTCGTTTGTTGTAGTTAGTGCACCTATACGAACTACACCTATGTTATCAAAGAAATCGTTCCACACCAATGATGGTGTATTTGTGCCACCGGCAGTTGACGACATGTCAACTAATAATTCTCCACCACTGTTGAAAAAATGTCTTGCTTCACTGTAACTTGTAAATGCAAATTTATGTTCGCTGTATAAGTCTGCTTGCCAAGGTGTTCCACTGTTTGATGTAGTAACAATAGATGTGTTAACATTTTTTGAAGAGGGGTCGATATTAAATTTATTTGGTTCAATAACATTGTTATATACGTTTTCTAATTGATTGTATAGTGTTGCTGATATTGAAGTAGAAGATGAGCGTGGAACTTGCAAAGATGCAAGAGACTCTTCCATGTGCCAAAGACCTGCGTTAATCTGTGCAATTAAATAATTTGTATGTTCTGCGGTAATTATTGTAGTCTGTGCTACAGTTGGTATAACTGCTGGTTGTCCCCAACCTTTTTGTCTAGCTATTTCTGTGTTGTGACTGTTTGCTATAGTGATTGTAACTATATCGCCAGCTGATGGAATATTTCCATATGAGTCAGTGAATGTAATAATTTGACCATTTGTTTCATACTCATTGTGTTGTGTCTGAAGTTCTTTTAGAAAACCGTTAACTTTTAGTAACATTACTTTTTTTATAAACCAGCCAGCAGGTGCGCCTAGTGGCTGTTGAATAGTGTATGTTTGACCAGCACTACCATCGCCTCCGGTATAAGTTTCAGTTACAATACTATCTGTATAGGAATAGGTCTCACCTTGCCAATAGGCATCATATAACGCTACCAGTTCGTTGAACTGTGCGGCAGTAATCTTCTCAGCATTTGGTGGACCAGTAACTGGCATATTACTTTACTCCAACTACTACTTCAACTAATCCAACGCCTAATGTGTCTTTGTTTGCTAATGCTCTGCCTACAACACGGAACCAATCCATACCTACTTCTTTTTCGTATTCTGATACTGCTCTAGCTACACCTGGAGTATCACTTGTAATTAAACGTTGTCCTTTGTGAACTTCGCCTATAACTTTACAAGGAACTCTACCTTCTAGTGCTACTGGAACTGTAGTGCCTTCAGCACCGCTGTTCATTAAGTATGCTGGGTTACTTGATACAATACCAAATACCTCTGGGCAATGTTCTATAGTAGTTTGTGTTACTTCTGCTTCGCCGCCAATCTTAACAACTGTGCCTGGTTCATAATCTACATCACTTGTGTAAAGTTCTGCAAGGTCGGCATATTCTGCTGTAGTTGCCGTTCCGTGCATTTTCATACCTGCACCTAATGTTAGTCCCTTTTTAATTTCATTACCTGGGAATAATCCACCGTTGTAATCTGTTTCGCTATTGTTAATACCAAATTTTTCAGTTGAACCCGTAAAGTCTGAACAAAATGCAGCAACTGGTGTTCCTGCTGATTCAACTACAAATACATCATGTAATACTGGAGTTGCTTCGTTGTCTAACATTTTTACTTGGTTAAATGTTGTTCCACTCCACTTAACACCGTCGTATACTTTAAGTGTGTCTTCATCGCTATGATACCATAGCTGACCTGCAACTGCGTTAGCTGGTCCACTTACTGTATTGTCGGTTGCAAAATTTTCTAGTAAGTCAACAAAGTTTTGAGCTATTGCTTCTCCGTATCCAAAATAATCTTTACCAACAAGTTGTAAGCTAGTTTCTGTATTAAGGGTGCCGTATTCTACTGTTATATTTGCACCTAATTTATTAATTGTGTATGACATTTTTTATACTCCTGCTCTGATTCTAAGTGAATACAGAATCTCTATTTTTCTATTCTTAGCTTTTTGAATAGGATGAAAAATTAAATGTGTAAGGTTATATCCACTTTCTGTTACAAGTGCAATCTCATCGATTACCCAACTTGTAGGATCATCAAAATTCTGTGCATTGTCTAATGTTGGTGCTGTAGTAGGCTCGTCATAATCTAAAACAACCTTTACAGTTATGTCTGAATATGGATTACTTTCCGTATCAACAACATCTATACTAGATACTTGTTTAGCATACGCAACACTTGATCCGTCTAGTAATGGGTTATATAACGCACCATTAACTCCGTCTACTTGTGGATTCTTATATGTAATGTTACCATTAGCATCAATAACTGTGCCGCCATATCCAAACGCAATCTTATCAATAAAGAACTGATTACCATTTTCTGATTTATTTGCTAACAGATTTGAAACTGCAAAAGCAAAGTTCTGAAAGTTGATAGCATTATGCTTGTCTAGTAATATTTCACCAGTGTCTACGTCTTTGATTACACAATGACCGTCTACGGAAATATCTGATTGTTCGTTATAATTGTTTTTCATTGCTGTTCGTCCTACTCCTTATATACTATTTATGCCAATTGTATTTTTGCATTTATAGTATAGTTCCTTTACCTGCTAAGTTCAACATAAATGCTTCTGCATGTGTTGAACTATCTAAGATTGTTGTGCTATCATCATTAAATCTTCTATCAGCTGGTGAATCTACATAGTGTAATTCATTTCCTGTGACATCAGTAATGGTTGTGCCTGTTACATGCTTAGTTGCAAATGTTAAATTTAATCCTCGTTTTCTAATATAAATTATATTATTTACAGTTTGAACTTGTATCAATTCATTATTTACTAATACTAATTCTGCTGTTGCAAATTTACTTGGGTCTGTTACTGCTAATATTGTGTCGCTCATATTAAGATCTGCTGACAATGTAGATGTTTTAGCGTCTGCCATTCCAACTACATGTTCGTTAGTATGCATATCAATTATGTATGCAAATGTTCTAGACTCGTTTGTATCTGTTGAACCTGATCTATTTGTTTGCACTTTAAATACTGTTGTTGCTTGTGGTCTAATATCAGCATCAGTTGATCTGTTTATCTCACCATTGTTTGCTAATGTATAATAGTAAGGTTGTAATCCTTCGCCACCTGATACAATTGCATAACCTTCTACACCGTTGGCATCAGCATATGTTGTATTACCGTCACCGCCGTTTAAAATAATTGGTTCATTGTAATCAACTGTCACAACAACATCACCCAATGGAATATTCACAAAACTTATAGTTTGCTCTACTAAGAAATAATCAGTAAGCAATGTTAGTTCAGTTAATCCATCTTTGATTGATGTAGCTGTCCATTCTGTTAAGTCTGCATCTTCCTTAGGTATAACATATGTATTTGTTCCATTGTTTGCTATTGTAATATCTTTTGTTAATGAATTTGTTTGGTTTGCATCAATTACAAGTCCATTGAAGTTTGTGCCTCTAGTATCTGCTTTAACTGTAATTGTTGCTTTTTCTTCTTCTGCAACTGTTAGCATTACATCTTCACGTTTGTTAAATGTTCTACTAGTTTCGCTTATCTTAACATGGAAAGGTTTTATATCATTAACATAACCTTCGATTGTAGCTAAACTATCTTTCTTATATTTTTTAACTTCTACTAAGTCACTCTTGACTTCAAGTCTAACATAAGATGTTTTCATTGCCCATTCAACTTGCTTGGTTCTTGACATTGCATAATCAACCATTCCAAAGAAGAACTTGTTAAATTTATGTGTGTGTTCATTTACAAATATAACTTCTCTAAGTATTTGAACAATGCCCTTCCACCAGTCAGCAATAGCTTCACTGCTCCAGTTTACACTATCCCATGGTTCCATATCCCATGTGTAAGACTTAGCCAAACGTTCTTCAATCCAATGTATTGTTGAATTATTCTTTTTACTTAATACCCAACCGTTGGTTGTATATCTGTAATATTCTGTTCTGTCAATATTATCATCATCTATAATTTCAATTCTTGCTGTTTCGTATTCTACAGTATCAAGTGAATTAAGTTCTTCGATGTCAGCAACATCTTTTGTGTATGTGCTTGCAAAGTTATGATCTAATGAAATAAAGTCTACCCATTCCCATGTGTCATTTGGAATGCCGTTATCTATAATTGACTGGAAGAATTTAGTTCTGTGATCATTATATACGTTAACTGATAATAATAGTCTGTTTATAATATCAAGTGCATTTTTTCTAGCTAATACTAAATCGTCAAACCATGCTTGCCTAATTGATCTATCATCACCATATCTTGCGTATTCGTGATTATTGTAATTTGGTAGACGTAAATAATCTTCGTCCATTGCAGCTAAGTTGCTTCTCAATCCTGTATACCAATATGTTGGAATAACATCTGTATCTTTGCTTACAAGTATCCACTGAGCATGATTGTTATCTACTTTCTTATTTAACTGTAGAACAACTTTCTTATTTACAAAATCCCATATGTCTGATATAATAATTGCATCTGTATCTACAACTGAGAACCAATAAATTCCATTTGCACTTGGATCAGTAATAATGTTTTCTACTTCACCTGTGAGGATATTTTTGTCTGCACTTCCAATTGTTTCTTTTCCACGCACCCAGAAGTAATAAACACTATCGTATTTGCTAGTGCTTGCATTCCATTCGTTACGTAATGTATAATAGTATTCGTTTTGATTTTTGATTGCGTCAAATTCAAAGTATGCTGTTCCTGATGCTATGACTCCATACATTTCTTTAGAGCTGTCAACTGCTTTAGCATAGTCGTCTGGTGCAACTGAACTCTTAGTCCATTCCCAAATTACAACTTCACTATCAATAAATTGTTTGCCCCAATTAGTTGTTTTATCTTTTAAATCACCTTGGTCATAATCGTAATATCTAACTCTACTTGTATCCCACCAACGTTTACCAACTTCTGCATCGCTCCATGCACTATCGTCATCTTCTTCATATTCTTCTTCAGTTGATGTGTTATATATTGCTACGTCATGCACACTTGTTATATCTATTTCAACATCAGCTATGCCTGGAATGATTCCACGCATTGGGTCAAATAATTCTAAATCAAGTATAGGTGTGTTAGTTTCATAATCATAAACTGTAATATTATCTAAGTCTGTATTTGTAACTCTAGTTGACTGACTTCTAGATAATTTTTGAGAATTAGATACTTCAGCCGGTGTTGCTTGTGCTAACTGTCCTGCAAGGTAACTTGCACCATCTGTTGCGTAAGTTGTTTCAAATACATTTATTGATCTTGTTCTATTACCAATTAAGTTATCAAAGTCTGTGAATATATTAGTAGTAGGTGGCACATTCCATAATGTGCTTTGTAATGCTGTATCTCTATTTTCTATAGATTGGAATCTTGTTGAACGTAGTATCATTACTGAACTTGATGATCCACACTTGTCAATATATTGATCAATGTAGAATGTTGTAGAGTTTTTAAGTTTTGTAACTTTGTGTATACCATCAATGCTAGGTGTAGTTGTTGTATTCATTAGCATTACATAATCACCTACTTGTAATCCATGATCAATATTTACTGTTACTTCTGCATCGTTACCATCAGCAGTCATTGTTCCTGCACATATACCACAAGGCTCAGCTTGTTGAGTTGGATCATTTACTAGGTCTGCTGTATACAATCCTTTGTTCTGCACTTGGAAAACGTTCCACCCAAAATGTTTTACTGGAACACCAGCAGTGGATTCAATTTCATAATCAGAATCATTTGCAACCCATACGTTAAACAAAGCTGGATCAGTATGACTTACGTTAGTCCATTCGTTAGCAACAAAAGGATTTTCCTGTGCGTCATCAACTACCTGGTTTATAATCCCATATGAAGTTATACCTGCTTTATCTAAAACATGATCGCCTTCGTCCGGTAATACAAGTGTTGGATTAGTTGATGTAATTTGTAATTTATTACCTGAGTTTATTACAGTTACACCCGTAATATTATTTGCAGTAAGTGTGTCTGTAATTATTTGCACTGCTTCAGACAATGGTGTTTTTGCTTGAACTTCGCTAATACCTGCTTGGTATACTTCAAGCAATCCTAATACTGTTCTTTGAGATCCATCAACAAACATATTAGTTCGTGAACCACTGCTTATTAATCTTAGCTTGTTAGAATCATTTGATGCAGTAATATGTGATAAGCCAATAGTTGAATTTATTGCACTTACTACTGCGTCTAAGTCCATATCTCGTTCGACTTCATCTACTCTAGCTTCAGGTAAATCTTGTTCGCCTGCGTTCTTAAATCCTAAGTATTGGTTTGATGTAGATGCAGGAATAGTTAAGAAACTAGTTTGACTTGTTGCCCAATATCTAATACGAATTCTATTATCAGCAGTAGTGTCTGCTAGTATCGCCTCATCGGCTCCTTCTGTTGTGCTGATGCCTTGTGCTGCTATTGTATCGTTTATCTTGGTTAAAATTTCTGTTGTAGTCATTGAGTCTGGCACGTGTGACATCGTAATTTGAATTGCTTCACCGCCTGCAAACGTAGGATTATTAAATGTAATACTTTGTCCACTTACTGTAAAGTCTGTGTTTGCTGTGCCATCAACTGTAACACTACTAACACTATATGTTGAACTAGTTAGTGCTTGACTAATTGTATATGTTTGCTGTGCTGCTACGCCTGTAATATTTTCTACTTCATTATCTGGTGTAGTGTCAAAGTCAACTGTGATACCATTTATTGTAATGCTTTTATTAGTAACAAAACCATTATTACCATCTAGTGCTGCATTGATTGTTGTGCCAATTAATATTGCTGGCGCTGTTATAACTGTAACTTCTCCAACATTAGTTAGACTTACATCTACATTATCAATTAGTAATGTTGTAGCTGATGTTGGTGCTAACACTACTGGATTTGTAACTGATCCTAAAATATTAATACTGTTAGTGCTTGATGATGTAGTAGCAAACGGTGGAGTAGTAACTCCATCAATTGTAAATGTTGTGCCAAAATCAAACTCAGGGAAACTGTCGTTACCAATTATTTCAATGTTGTCTGTTTTTACTGATACTGTTGTGCTATCAACTGCACACTGGAATAATGCTCCTTGGTGTCTTACTAAGTCATTTAATTTGTAACTTCTGTTGTCTGACCAACTTTCTATTGTAGCATAATCTGATGCTTCGTTATATACGTTGCCAATTTCATTTAATAAGTTTACTTTATATTTTGCTTCAGCATCAAGTAGAGCACCTGCTGTTAGGTTGCTTATATCAACTTCTACAATTGGTTGTGTAGTATATGCTGGTGCAGTTTTAAATGGATTAACAAATCTTTTATCACCTGGAGCGTAAACTAATATGTCATTGTATCCTTCTCCAACTTGTGGTGAGAATTTAATAGCTTGTGGTGATGTTTCAAAGCTATTATTTTCTAATGTAAATTCAACTGCATCTAGTCTATCTTTATTACCAAAGTAACTTCTAGACAACATGTATTGCTCGTGAACTTTAATATCAAGTTTATCATTAATATACTTACGTTCAATTTTATCTAAGCTAGTAGCAGTGCCTCGTTGTTTTATTAATCCTTGATAGTAATTACGTTTAGTGATAGAATCAAATTCTGAACCACTAATAGTAAGTTCGTTATTAGAATTACCAATTGTAATATCTTCTAGTTTTGTAATTGAAGGATTAAAGTCAATCCCGTCTGTCTTATAGTAATCATCAATTGCTTGCACACTACTATCAAAGTTTTCAACAATCTTATTGTCAAATACTAAGTAACCAGGTGCACGTTTATTACCGTCCCAACCATCTGTTATAAGTCCTCTAAATGCTATCTTCTCTTGTATAATATTTTTTACATCATCATGCACAATAACTCCAAATGTTGTTTTATCATTTAGTAGTGCAATATGTTCATATTCAATTACAACAAACCCAGCTGAGCCAATTACTGTGCTATCTTTTGTTTCTAAAGATAACTCATTGTCTACTCTAGCAACTAATAAGTTGTCTGTTTGAATTGTATTGCCTGTTGCATCAGTTATTGTATTTTCTTTATACACACCTGTGTCTAATTCTATTACGTTGCCGTGTAATGGTTTAAACTTTAGATTGCTTCCTAAGTCAAATGTTTTATTAGTCTGCGGATTACCCAATGCCCATTTAACAAAATCAATAGCAACACTATCTCCACTGTATGGGAATACAAAGCCAACTGATTCTAAGTAAGCATAGTAACCTCTAATAAAGGAATAAACATCTTGTATTTTATTAAGAGTTGTGTTATATTCTATAATGCTATGTGTGGGAGCAAACTTTTTATATTTTTTTACTTCTGTTGCTAATACTGATACATTTTCATATGATGTTGAGTTTGTATTGTCTGGAGCAAAGAAATTAAATTCTTGCTTGCCATAACCTGCTCCTGTAATTTTCCAACCTGGATATAATGCTTCTACAGTAATTGAACTTGCAATTGCAATATTAATTGGAGTGCTCTTATACATTTCCAACGCAAAGTCATTTTCGCTTAATGTATGCTTTGTGTCATCATGTGTTTGTGTTCTAAAATCTAGTAGATGTTTGCTTGTAAATCCACGCAACTGTGTTGCTAACTTAGTATCTAGTTTAGTATACAAGTTATTTAAATTGTAATCAATGTTGTTACGTAATGTATAATTGTATATAGATTGTGAAATACCGCTACCTACATATTCTACTTCATCTGTTTTAAATGTAACTGTGGAAGTTGCAAGTTGTGTTGCGTTAAAGTTTGTATAAACTGCTGGCAGTGATGTTAAGTTTCTACCTCTGTTTGATAAACTTCCGCCTACTACATTACGATTAGATATTCCTGTTCTGTTGTCAAATGCCAATGTAACGTCTGCATCAATTGAACCATCTTCGCCTACTAACTTAATAAACGTGTCTACTCCAAATTGATCAATTGCTGTAATTTCAACATCTGTTACTACTCTGCCATATACTTTTCCAGGTGTTGCAATAGAAGATGATGTGAATATATTCAAGCTGTCCTTGTCTAAGTAATCTATTTGCTTTTTAGTAACATTTGAACTAGGTGAATAAAATACACCAGTTGCAGTTGTTGGGTTTAATTTAATAATTGCATCGATTAATGCAGCCTTACCGCTTGCACTTGCTCTCCATTCTGCTTCTAGTCCTGCATAGTCGCCAAATTCAAAACGCTTTGCTCTATCAATCTCTTGTGGAACACCTAACACATCTTCACGTGATTCTAATGTGCCGTCTGGTTTAACTGGACATTTGCCAGTTGGTGCATCTCTCCAGTCCCACATATTGTTTGCCCATTGCATATCTTGTATGCCAGTTGCTACTTGTCCATCTTGCAGTGCTTTAATTAATGCATCACGCTTTGCATCATCACCACCGTTAGCTGTATCTGTCCAGCTATATTTGTCATACCACCATGTTGGTTTAAACGCATAGCCTAGCATATGCCAAGGTGTTAAATGAGGTGTGCTTGTTCCAAATAAAACTTCGTATGCACCCTTCCAGTGACCAGGAACCTTGTTAGTTCCAAATCTACCACCTGGTGCAGTAGAACTAAAGTTCCATGTGTCAATGTCAGTTAGTTCATAATCAATTTTAATATCACTGCGTTTGTTCTTTACTTTCCATTGTGTAAATGACTTATACATCATATCATTAATTGTTTCTAATGTATACCATGTTTGTCTTGTTGTGTTTGGAATAAACTTAGAAGCAAATCCATATTGTAAACTTTTAACACATTCAGTATCTGCATTGATACGATCAGTGATAGTTAACCCTGTATGTGCTCTTCTTTCTAATTCTAATTGACATGCATTTACTACATCAAAGTCTGGACTATTCATATCTAATAAGTCTGCTACAGACTTTAGATTCCATTGAGTTCCATCATGTCCAAATAGTATATTATTTGTTGTATCCCATTCTGGGGTCATACCAGGTGCTAGTTTAAGTTTTGTTAAACTTGGTGGGACATATGAAGCGTTATCCATTCTATGATGATGGACTATAATTTTTGGATGTCCACCAGCAGGTGTAGGTAATGGAGAATAAACAAACTCAAGTAAATTTCCAGCTTGTCTATATTCAATATCTTTAGTTGCTAAACGAGTAACTACTCTATTAGCACCAGCATTCCATTCTGAAATATATACATAAACATGATCTTGTATATTATCATCACTGTGAATATTATCTTTTAAAGTTATTCTAGGTAGTCCAGGATAGCCTTTGAAAATAAATTCTTCTAGTCTATTTGTATTTGTATACACCATGTTAGATGTTTTAAATAATTCGCCGCCCTGTCTAGTAACTGTAATTGCTTTAATTGTATCATCAACTAACTTACTAATACTTGTGTATGTTTTACTTTCGTATAGTCTTGCTACTTGACTTCTAAATCTATTTCTAAAATTATCCCAATCTTCGCCTGCTGATCTTAATGCGTCAGTAATGTTTACATTTTCATTTGCATACAAGGCATCATGCACAAGACTTAAATCTTTGTATATAAATATCTTACCACCAAAGTAATGTGTTTTGTTTATTGCGTCATAATTATTAACACCAAATACGTCTCCAGTAAATCCAGGAGTAGAAGATATTATGCTTTGCCAATGATTTATTGTTTCACCCATTGTAAAAGTTTTTAGCACTTCGTTGTTTGGATTATGTTTTAATGTATTAGGAACTGATGAATTAGTAGTTCTATTTTTGTTATTGCTGTTTGCATATTTCAAGTCAACAATATCGCCTACCTTTAGTTTTTCTTTTGGTATAACAATCGTATTCGTATTAATTGTATAGTTGTCAGAACTTAAATATCTACCATTGACTTCTACAGTATGATAGATACTATCATACTTCTCAACTGGTATAAGTGTATAGTTGCCTTTATAAATTACATCAGTGTTTGTTATAATAATTTTGTTATTATATCCATCAAGCGATAAACTAATATCGTTTCCATTACGTGATATAATTACACCTGCTTGTGGAGTTATTTCAAGATCAATGCCATCTACAGTTTTAAATTTAATATTACCAGATTTAAATAAACCATTGAATACTGTTGTTTTGTTTTTATCTACATAAATGTTATTGTGGTCAACATTTGTTTTATCTAAATACACACCGTTGTATAATTCAGTCACTACACATTTATTATTGTGTGCATGTAACATAACATATCTATCTGCTTCCCATGAACTGCTTCCAACATTAATTGTAAAGTCTGATGTTACACTTTCTACATTGTGTGTTACTAATGTTTCTGCTCCAGCAATTTCTTCGCTTTGTTTATATAAGTCAGATAATTTATCTTCTACCTTAAATAGTTTTTGTCCTAGTATCTGTCTATGATAATTTGAATCTTTGTTAAATTGTGATGTAATACTTTGAAACTGTTTTTCAGTAAACAAATAGTTTTCAAATTCATATTCGCCAATACCATTAATATCTTTATAAGAAAGTGGAATACCTAGTTCTGTATCAACTATACTTGTTCCTATTTTATAGTTAAAGATTCTACTACCTTGAAACTTAGCACCTTGTAATTGCTCTATTGCTAAACCATCTATTGTGTAAAGTTTGAACAATGGCATTTGATTAATTGTTGTGCGTTGCTGTCCAAGGTTCCATTTTGTTCCATCAAAGAATACATCGCTGTTTGACCAAATCTTATCTTCAGTGTCTGGTAATGCTTCTCTAACATAAGCACAATGATTTTCTACTAAGCCAATATCTTCTGTTAACAATCCGTTTACACCTACGTGCCAAATTTTATCTTGCAATACTCCTTCAGTAAATATAATTCTACTTCCACTATATCCATTGTGTGGAGCCTGAACTTCTGTATTGTCTAAATCTAAATAATACGAGCCAGCAGTTTCTGTTACTGCGTAATTGCCCACTGGCTTTATTGCAAAATCAATAACACCTGTCCATTGATCGTCAACTAACCCAGCATCATAGTTTGCCCATGCCCAAAGGTTTAGTTTACCATTAAATTCAATAATAGGTCTTTTTGCGATAAACTTTGTATCAATTAATGCTTCAATATTAATGCCACCATATATAAGTGTATTAATCTTTTTAAGAACATCAATGTCTGTCCATTTGTTGTTTCTGCTCCATGCAGTTCTAAATGGACTATCTGTTTCCATAACTTGATAATCTTTATCAGTGAAAACTACTGTTGACTTATCATAGTTTACTGATTCAAATCCTACCAGTCTGTCTTTGTATTTTGCTAATACTGTTTCACTTGTGCCAGGAACAATAAATTGTTGAAACGATCCTAGTGGCACTGGTTTTGCATCAATAAGCAATGTAAATCCTATATCACCGGTTACGTTATCTATTGTTGTATACCATACTCTGTGATAGTCAAGATCGTCAGATAAAGTCCATCTATCTGAGAATGATATTAGTTCACCTTCTATAAATTGTTCTTTGTTTGATTCTTCTGATGGGAAAATAAATCCATCAAATATTGGTAATCTGTTAGCATCTGTATTATAAAATGCTTGCATATCAGTAGGTGTTGTTTTATTATGAGTGGTCCATAATACACTTTGTTCATTAGGATCAATGTCTATTATTTTACTTTTATCCCATAAGCCACCTACTGTCACTGTTGTTTTTGTTGTGTCTGGATAACGTGTGCTGTTATCAACCCAACTGTAAACTTCTACTAATTTTAAACCTCTACCTGTTCCAGTTACCAAGTATGTTCTTTTATGTGCATCTGTGTGCCAGCCATCACCAATAAACTTAATTAACATCTGGTCTGCTAGATCAAATGTATTATTGTTGTCTATGATTGTATATGCTAATTGATTAGCAGACATCTCTATTGGATTAACTACAGTTGTAAATCCTGCATTGTTATTGTTGTTTGTATAAATTACATCAGTTGTTCCGCTAGGTTGCCATGTTTTAACATTGTCATCCCATTGATAAGTTGTTGTGTTTACTCCATCATTGAGTGCAAAGTAATCACCATGCGATGGGTTTGCAGGATATGTTGAACCCGATGTTACTGATCCAACAGTTGCAGTATCAAGTGTTCTAATACTTTCGTATGTAGGCATTTGATCTACCCATGCATAATTTTGATAGTCTATAAACTTATGTATATTAATAGGTGGTCTATAACTGTATGACTTTGTTGCGTATGCTGTATTGTAATTGTATTCGCTAAAGTTTGTGTTGATTGCATTTGCAATATCATCTATTGTAATTGCATCTACTAATTTTTTATTATCATCAGTAACTACAATTGCTGGATCTAAATTACTATTGTCTAAGTAAACATCGTCTTTATATCTATTCTTGCCTGATTTATCTCCTATGTAACCTTCTACATTCTTTAGGTTACCTTTTGAGATCATTTGGTCTAGTGTGCTGTCAAGCCACTTTTTATTTACATCAGTGTTGAAAACTGATGGTAATAAGTTTGACGATTTTATACTTGGAGTATTATAACTTCCTGATTTTTTCTTAGACATTAAATCTTATCCTAATTTATTTTTGTAACAACGTTACTAACAATATCAATATCGTCGATACTTACGTCTGGTAAAAACATTTCATCTACGTTTGGTGTAATTTCAAATAGCTCACCGAACACACTTGATGCACCGTGTGGTATGATAGTAAAACTACTTATCGACATAGATAACTGCTTATGAACATATGCTGCTAATTCTGTAAAGTAAAATGTTTCACCAAACTCCCAATTGCTTACATCAAAAAATTCGTTAATTGCTTTAACAACGTTTGCTCTAATTTCGCTGTCAACTACATTACTTCCTTTTACTTTTACTACATTAAATGTTGCACGTAAAGATGAGTGAGCTGTTGGACCAAATAAAGTTTTATACTTTACTGGTTTATATAATATAGTATCACTGATTACTTTTTGTTTTTCTATTCCTGTAAAGCTATTAGACAATGCATTGCTTGATGGTGGAATTGGTTCTTCACCTTCATTTGTCATTAGCCAATTTCTATAGTTTGTGTCGTATGTTCTATCTAACACATACACATCAATTATATTTGTATAGCTTGGGTCTACAATTTCTCTATCTGCTGCAACATGGCGCCATTCAAATCTTAACTCATCACTGCCTGGCAGTTCATTGCCATCAATAGTAACAGTATCATTGCCAACAATATCTGTAAACACTAATGGGTTGTCAGGTCTAGTATCAGAGTTATCATCTACTAATGATAAGAACACATGCGAAGAATCAATAACTCCATTTGAATCTTGATCAATACCGCTTATGTGCATTTTACCGCTTGTTGCTATTGCGCCGTTTACTACGCTAGTAAACTCAACTGTGTCTTTTGCTTTTTTCTTTGTAAGTGAATCTAGTCCAGTATTCATACTAACATTTGTAAATGCAACACTATTGCTTTCTAAAACGTATTGTGTTGTTCTTGTGTATATGTTATACCTTCCACCAGTAAAGTTAAAGTAAATAAGCCAATCAGTTTTATCATACTCTGTTGGAGCTGTAGCTGTATGCGATCCTGGATCGCTATCTAATTCCCAACTTTGATTTTCATAATCAAATGTAAGAGCAAATGTTCTTTTTGCTTCTAAGTATGTTGTAATAATATTTGATTCTTTTGTTTTAAACAAACGTGGTAATGCTGGTATAATAATATCAACAATCCAACCATCTGTAATATTTGTATCTAGTGTAATTGCTCCAAGTCCATTTGATCTTAATCCACTTGCTTGTCCAAGTTGTGATCCAGTTTTGTCTATGCCAAGTCCAAATGCAAAAATGTTTAATACTTTTGCCCATTTATAACTTCCATCTGTAGGATGAATAAACTTAACCATTGCACCTACTCTAAACTGATTCAAATAGTTTGATGCAGTTTTACCTGCTCGTTGCACAACTGAATCTTTTAGAAAATATCCAGTGTTGGCATTATATAAATTAGTGCCCGGAGCGTTCCAACTAAATGTATCAGAACCTAACTTGTTTGTTTTTAAAGTGTTAAAGGCGCCTGTAAATTTTGTATAATACAAGTTGATTAAATCAAAATCTGATAGCTGTGGTTTCACATACTTTTCAAATATATAATCTTTGTTTTGTCCAACAATTGTGGTTTTGCTTTTAACTACATTGGTTTCATATAAACGACCATCAGTGCCACTTAGTAATAAATTACTGTATTCACCAGTTGGATCTGTAAAGTCAACATACCTACTGTGTCCACTAAATGTTCTGTTAAGGCTTTTAACTTTCACTACACTTGATGTTTGGTATCCAAGTATTGTATTATAGTCATCTGCTGTAACTAATCTGTTTTGGCTTGCATATGCCAGTGGTGCATTTTGTTTAATGCTATCCAACGACTCGGCACTACTTGCACTAGTGATGCTTGTTTTTAGTTGTAACGTAAATGTTGCTGTATAAGTATTACCATCTATTCCTTTGTATTCAACTGTAATCTTTTTGTTTGATAAGTCATCTGGTCTTACAACATATGATTCGTTTTTACTTACACGATACCATACACGAATAATTCCTTTAGGTGCATTACCAAAAGTTTGATCTGCAAAGTTAACTGACACTTGATTATTTTTACGTGTCTTTACTGAATAGATATCTCTGTTAGATGCCATAACTCCATTGTATGATGTATTTGCATATGCATTTACATTCTTTACGTTAGTCCAGTCTTTAACTACACTACCATTTTTGTTAATTGTTTGCACCCACACATCAGTGTTATTGATGTTGTTTACATTGATATCAATAGTTTGATTATCAATTGCTTCTGAAATCTGAATATCTTGGAATGCTAGTGTTCCTTCTTTTATTCCAAAGAAGAAGCCTGTGTCTTTGTTTGATAATCCTAATCCACTATTCTTATAATACAAACCAAATGCATTTGTAGGACTAGGTGATTTTTCATAAACTACATTATCTTCTAAATCTACATTCACAATATTAAATGTAGATGAGCTGCCGTTTGCAATACCTGAAACGTCATACTTGATTTGGTTTGGTGTATTGTTTAGTTCGTAAAATTGTTGTGATATACTGTTTACTGATGTTTGTTTCTTTGGACTGCCATACTGATTACCAAATTGTAATACACTATTCATTACTGCAATAAAATCATCTAAATTATTTACATTGCTTGTTGATTCAAATCTAATGTCTTGTCCACCCAAACTTGTTCCTGCACTACCAATTACAGCCTCGTTTGTTTTTACGCTAACTACTTTCATCTCACCAAACGCTGGCACGTTGCGTCTTGGAGTATAGCCAATAAATTCTGCTAACTTATATACACTATCTTGTCTTTCAGCTGTGCTTAAGAAGTTGTTACGTGAGTTTAAGTCAACTCTAAATGCTAAGTTGTGTCCCATTTGTGCTACTACGTCAAGTAGTGCAACAAACTCTGAACTTTCAATCCAGTCGTTGTAGTTCTCTGGATATGTGCTTCTTACATACTCGACCATTGCCGTTCTGATAGTATCGTAATCAAATGCTTGTAAATTAGCATTGACATACGATTCGTATACTGCGACATAATCTTCAGCTGCAAAAAGTTTTGATTGTCTAATATTCTGTGCCATAATTAAAACTCTGCCTGTTCTGTGAAATCACTGTCAAATTTAATCTGCAAGTCTGTTGCAGTTGTAGTTGGTAGATATATTAATTTGACTGTTACTGTAACTGAATGAGTATCTTGATCAACAACAATATCTTGTGCATCTAATTTAAAACGTGGGTCATATGATACAATTTCATATACCTCATCATTAATTGCTTCTGTTGTGTCTGCATCCAGTGGTTGGAAAACATAGTTGAATAAATTGCTACCAAATGTTGGATCAGTCCATTTCTCGCCTTTGCGAATATGAAAGTGATTCAATAGATCTTGTTTTGCAAGCTCAAGACCGTCCAGTCTTAAACTTCCATTCTTTTGATTTACGGTTGTGTAGCCTACTATATTGTTCATACTAGTATTTATCGAAATCATTATCTGCTAATATAATGATTATAGAATTGTTACTGTTTCTGCAATGTGTAGTTTTTCTTCTGGCCAATCTAAATAATACTGCCAGGCAGCATCAGGAATATGCAAATTATGTAGCTTACTTGCGCCATTTATTTGATACCAGCTAGGCCTTACTGGTTCTTTTATTGGTTTGGGATATAGTTTGTCAGCTTTCTTTACATTACAAGGACCGCATGCTGTAACTGTATTTTCCCATGTTAGTTTGCCACCTTTTGATTTTGGAACAACATGATCTATTGTAAGTTCGTTGTAGTAAAATAAATTACCACAGTATTGGCAACAGTAATGATCACGCAGATATACATTCTTGCGTGTGTATTTTGCTTTGCTTGGATTTTTATGATATGTGTTCATCATAATAACACTGGGCAACGGTATGGCTGTAGTTGGCGTATGTAAAAATTTACCTTCGTAATTTTTAACTACTCGAACTTTACTACTCCACATTGCCTTAATGGCAGTCTGCCAACTTACAGTGCTCAGCGGGTGTAAAC